TTGTTTGTCTTAACAATAGTCTTCGTTGTCTCCATTTCTAACGCGTTGATATGATTATAACCTACCGCGGTCATGTAAATGGATTTCTTTTCTGGAAAACGAAGGTGAAAAATCACCGCTTGAGAAACGACGGCCAATCGCGTCGGGTGTATTTTACGATATTTCGGGTTTCGAGTTTGGACTCTTTGTAGTAACGACGATAGGCTTGAACCGGGTTTCCACACTTGTACTCGTCGGGCATGGCAAGTCGGATGGTGGTGACTCCAATGTCGATGAGGGTTGCGGGTGGATTTTCCTGAAGCCACCAAATATGCGACTCAGTCTTGTGCGTTTTTTGCTCACCATACCGGTACTGGTATTCTTTGCAGAGCCACCAACCGAGTTCGCAGAGCCACCGGTAGTTGGAGAGACTTTCACGAACCCAAATGGCACAGGGATGGTTAGCATGTGCTTTCTTGTATGCTCCTTCAGGTAAGTTCTCTGGATTGAGAACCCAGTGCGCAGAATAGAGAAGTTGTGCGGATTCGATGATCATCTTTACGACATGCTTGTCGCAATGATATTCAGCGGCTATCTTGGCGTTGAAGGAAAGGAAGAAGATATTCATTCTACTCCTCTTTTCTTTGACGAAATCGTATCCATTTTCAAACACGATAGAGAGCAGACAAAACAGTAAACGCAAGAACATAAGGGTCTTTGGGACGGAGAAGCAAGAGCAACAATGTATAGGTGGACTGTAGAACATAGAGGTCTGTCTGAAGAGCATGTACACACTGTTGGGCGCGCAAACACATACGGAGAATGAACTCCTTGTAGGGATCCCTATCGCTCATGACGATTTGAATGTCATCGGAGATGAACCGAAACATCGTATAATACTGCATCTTGCTCATCTGCTCAAACATACGCGGTTCAATTGCCCCAAACCCATAGTTGGAAAACAAAGCACATACAATGTTCCAACGTGTGTGAAGTCGATCGCGTGGATGTGTCGGTTCTTCTGGAAGAGGTAACTTGTGCCGATACCGATATGACCAAGACGCATGGAGACGTTTCAATGTCTCGTTGTCAACGGGAACTTTTGTATATGGATTTATGGGTTCATGTGACCGCGCACACCATTTCCAAAGTGTAGAAAATTCAAACCACCAGACCTTTCCATTTTCTGTGAAGGCAAAGTATTCGAATGGATTAACCTTGTCCTTGCTTTCATAGGAAACCAAATCCTCGTCGTTTGTCGTCTTCTTGCGGCATAGAACACCGGGTCCTGCTAGACCAAGACGTCGTCGAATCAACCATCCTCGTACAAGTGCCTGTGCTCGAATCATAGCATCGCCTCTCTTCTTGTGTACTTCTGCCCAAAGTGTTGTATTCTTACATCGAGCGTGTCGTCCACAGAGAGTAAGACCCCGTAAACATTTCGCAGGACATTGATCTTCTGACCCCTTCTTTCGCACAGAGGCGCATTGCATTGTATTTCAAAGCGATGTTTCTTGAAAGCGGAAATGAAATCGTGAAATGAAAACGAATTTACAGTTTGCCTACCTGTTCATAGTATACTCGACAACAATGGCAACCAACGCAATCATCACCTCTGCAAACCTCGACATCTCCAAGGTCACCTTCGGCGAGATCCGCATGAACAAGGCGGGCGGCAAGTCAGTTCCCATCAAGTACAATGGTCAGAACCTGCAGTTCCGTGTTCCCAAGATGATGTATCCCATGGGCATTAATATCAAGGACACGGATAGCGGTGCGACTACGTACCAACTGTCTGCTACGCTGAAGGGTTGTGACCCGTATGCGAAGGAGAGGGCATCTGCTGACCTTGGTGATGTTGGTAATCTCTACAACTTCCTCCTCGATATGCAGGAGAAGTTGCTTGATACTGCGGCCGCGAACAGTGGTCGTTGGTTCGGTAAGACGCGTGATCGCAATGTTCTCTCTGCGCTCATGAAGTCATTCATCAGTCCCAGTGTGGAGAAGGTGAATGGCGAGTGGGTGCCTTCCGGTAAGTATCCTCCCAGTTTCCGTATGAAGGTTCCTGTCTACGACGGCGTTGTCTCTATGAGCGTTGTTGATGGAACGGGTAAGCCGGTTGAGGTTGACACGGAGAACATCGCTGCGGTGTTTCCTAAGCGCGTGGAGGCGTCCCTCGCTATCTCACCGAGTGTGTATGTGAGTGGGCAGGGATTCGGTGTGACTTGGCGTGTTACCCATGCGCGTGTGTCTCCTCCGAATCGCTTGACGGCAGCAGATGTGTTTGCGGATGAGATTGATGAGGAGGTCAGTGTGAAGCCAGTTGCTCGCTCGTCACCTGTTCAGGAGGAGGAGCATGAGGAAGAGCATGAGGAGGAAGAGGTGAGTGTTCCAGTTGCGACTCCTGCGCCTGCGCCTGCTCCGTCTGTGGGTGTGAAGAATCGCCGCCGCGCAGCTGCTTCTGCAACCTAAACCATACAGATGAATCACTAGGTGGGATATGAACCATCATATCCTCATCTACAAAGAAGACTTTTTGCTGTTGTGGAATGTCGAGAACAGAAGACTCTGTGCGACATTTGGACGACGTCAACGATCGAGCACCACACTTGCTACACGAATAGACGGTGGGCAACCTTACAATATCCTTCCACGTCAGAACTCGAAGAGAACCATACAAACAGTGCTCTAGAAAGGTATGCGGCATTGTCCACCCTTCATTGAACGCCCGGTCAAAGGTGTGTCGCGGAAGATACGACCACAGGTCATCTGTGATGGTCCAACCCTCTTCTTGGAGCAGAGTTCCAAACTCAGATTCACGAAACCAGAGCAATCGAAAATCTGCTTGGTCTTTCACATTGTGTTCGGAACAACCGACTCGTTCCAGGTCTTCGTTGTACAACCAGTAGACATTGGCGTGAGTATAGCGCGGATCTCGTGACCCTCGGTATACGCTGTGTCCATCCATCTCCCAGAGGTCGGACACGACATCAATATCGTGCTCCGTGACATCCGATGAGGTGTCTTGGTAAATAACATTTGGATTGAGAATCGAATACATTGTTGTTAGATAAGACTAATCAAATTTCACAGGAACGCGAACATCGTGCATACAGATGGACTTGGTCGCAGAACGAGAAAGTTCATGGCGCTTCTTGCGTCCCTCCTGTGGTTGAATCGTCGTCGAGCAATCGTCCATATCCTTTTGGACTTCTTCTAGGTGCTCTTGCAAGAAATCCAACACCTCTTCCTGGATTGCCCACTCAAAGAAGTTCAATTGACCGACTGTCGTGTTCATACCCAGAAACTGAATACGCTTCCAACGACAGAATGGGTCGAACATCTTCTTGCTGTACGCCTTCAGATGACTCTTGTAGGCAAGATACACAATCACATGCTTACCCTCCTTCGTTAAATAGGAGATGTTGTTCTTTTTGGCGTAGTTCGTGACCAACCAATCAATCAATCGCAGACTCATGTTCGAGTTTCCTTCTAGAATGGTTTTGACACGCTCGAGATGAGTGGGATTGCGATAAAAGTTCTCTAGGCGATGAAGAACCCATTGTTCCTTGCTTTGAATGTCCATGATGGAAATAGGTTTACTCATTGAAAATGACTTCTTGTAATAATGGAGGGAAAGCAAACAGAAGCAGAACAGAAACAACGCATGCAAGAACGAGACGATTTGGAGACCCCCCACCAATGTACTGCGGAACCTCTTGATTATGAGGGCGGGGTGTCCTTAGAACTCATTGAAGGTCATACGAATGAACTCAACGAACTTGTCGAAAAGATGATGGAAGACATGATGTGCGAAACACGAATCCTGGAAGGCGTGGACACGGGAGACTACGCAACGTTACGAGACCAAATAGATAAGGAAAATAGACTTACTGAAGAACAACAGCATACAGAGATGATGGAAGATATGATGTCCGAAACCCGAATCCTGGAAGGCGTAGATATCGCAGACTATGCGACATTGCGAGACCAAATAGATAAGGAAAATAGACTTACTGAAGAACAACAGCATACAGAGTAGATGGACGATGTGCTTTCCGCATGGTTATTGGAGAATCGCCCCTATACACACCTACATACACGCGTTCGCCAGTTTGTTCTCTTCTGTCGTCAACTCGAATCTCAACTCTCTTACTCGTTTCTCAAGCGACGTGTCGTTGAAGTCGTCGATCGACTTATGGCCGGAGATGTCGGACGTTTATGGAAACGCGATAGATGTTACGAACGTGTGCTCCGACTGTATGGTATCAACGACCAGAGGACGGCGCAGTGGCATGCCAAGCGCGGAGAGATGATTACCGCATCGGAAGTCTATAATGTGTTTGGAACACCCGAAGCAAGACGGTCTGTGATGATGCGGAAACTAGAGACCTATGTCCCAAACGAGAATGCGAATCCTATCCCCGCTCTTTTGTGGGGAACACGATTTGAACCCGTTGCGAAGAAACTCTACGAAGAGCAGACCAAGTGTACTATCTTAGACGTATCCTGCGTACAACACCCTCGTTACTCCTTTTTGGGTGCGTCTCCGGATGGTTTGATTATCCCACATGACGCAGAGGATGTGCGACGTTACGGTCGTCTTGTTGAGTTCAAGTGCCCCATGAGTCGTCAACCCAAAGATGAAATCCCGATTGGATACTGGCACCAGATGCAGATGCAGATGGAATGTACGGGTATTGATGAATGCGAGTATGTAGAGTTTCGATTCAAACAGGTTCTCTACAACGAGTGGGTGAAACATTCAGGAAAGAAGGGGTTCTTTACAGTCTACGACGATGGACGTGTGGTCTACGACGAAGAAGGCAATGAAGATTGTCAGGTCATTTATTGGGTGTTGCAATCAGTGAAGGATGTGTTTGTTCCTCAAGACCCCAAGTGGATTACAGACCATATCGACGACCTTCAAGCATTTTGGAACGAAGTCTTGGAATTTCGCAAGACATCCAAACTCCCTGCTGAAATTGCGAAACCTGCTCTACCCAGTTTGGAACTCTAACTATCGCCAGAAGATAAACCGCGTATACCACCTTGCTCCTTCTCCCAAACGATTCCACTCGTCAATGGTGTATTGGTTTCCCATACTCACATTGCAACGAGCACATATCGGTACGAGATTTTCAATACTCGTGCGACCTCCCTTGCTTTCAGGAATATTGTGCCCAGATTGAAAATCAAATACCGTGATTGTGTTACCACACCATCGCACGCGACATCTTCCTTCAAACTTACGCCCCATGTAGCGAATCCAAACCTGCTCGCGCAGTGCTTTTGGAATCGCTGCTTTCTTATAAGGGGTTTCGCACTCCATTATACAATGTATGCCTTATATTGGTTCACTTGGAACGGACTGCGCATACCTGCGATAGGACCCATATTGTAAGGGGCAGGGTTCACGTGATTCGTGTCTTGACGGTAAGACGAATCTTCGACAGCAACCGTCTTTTGGACTTGTGTCTTATCCAAAAACTCGGGTTGGAAGCGTTCACGGGATGCGGCCAGCAGGATGCCAATCACGACTACCGCCAGCAAAAGAAATGGCAAGGGGTTCATTGTTAGGAAGACCCGAAAAAAACGAACCGCTTACAATCTAAGAAAGGAACAAGCACAATGGAAGATAAGGCAATTGAAATTCTACAGGTGATGCTCTCTCGTCGTGGTCTGAAGACAGACTTGGAGAGACTGACCCTCGACACTCTGGAGCGAGCAAATGCCTACAAGATTGGGGATACACTGGTCATCTTCAGTCAAAAGGAGAAAGGACTGCTTGAACGTGATATTGAGAAGTTGACAGACTTTGCGTCCAAGATGGAGATGAAGCAGGGTCTTGTGATTGTCACGCTCTCGCCTCCCTCCGAGAATGTCTTGAAGGTGGTCAAGGCATTGGCAAAGCAACGTATTCAGTTGTTCCACATTCGTCAACTCCAGTTTGATATCACCACCCATCGCATGGTATCGCCGCACTTCATCTTTGATGAGAACTTCAAGAAGCAGCATCCCGATATCACAAAGGAGTATGAGAAGCGGAAGATTACCAAACCCGAAGAGCAACTGCCTTGGCTTGATTCGCAAGATGCGATGGCAAAGTGGATTGGTGCTATCCCAGGTGATATTGTCTACGTCCAGCGACCCAGCGATACAGCGGGCAACGCAGACTTCTGGAGGTATGTAGTAGAGGACGCAAATGTCGCATAAGAATAATGAGACCGGTTCTTCCGTTTTTACTTGTCATAGCGGGAGTTATGCTACTCTGGAGTTCTCGGGAACACTTGGAACCAACGGCAACGATAAAGGCACCGGATGGAACAGATGTAGTACTCTACAGCGAAGGAGAAATTGAGCGTATCAAGAGACTGCTTCCGCAGTATACTGAGGCGAGAGTGAGAGACCTTATGAAAGATGTCCCCGACTTTCCGGAGCAAGTGTTACCTGCATTTGTGGAGATGATGCCTTTGGCTATGTCAAACTTTATTGGAAATTTCTACAATGACGTCTATTCCAAATCAAACTCACCGATTACGGAGGAGATGATACGAAATTGGGTCACTGCAAACGTTGATGATCGCAGCAAGCCGCTGACCCCTCTCATTGTAGAGGCGCTGAAGGTCTATTATCTCAATCAATCAACAACTATGACATCACAACCAACGGGTGCGATGGAAGGATTGAACAAGAAATACCAAGACCTTGATACACAGTATAGAGAGGCAGCAGAGAAGGCGTTGTCAGCGACCACTGCAGAAACCATAAATGCGGAGGTGGAAAAACTCAGAGCACTCAACCTTCAGATTGCTGCTGTTCTCGAACAGATGCTTGCTATGGTTGCCGATGTCAAAAATGAGACGGGAAGTCTCCGGATTGCTCGCGATGAACTCACGATGAAACTGACACGTATTCAGCGTGATTACAGTGATCTGAACAAGCAAACAGATAGGATTGAAACCCTGCGTCGCATTCGCCAATATGAACAAGTCGTTGCGGACAGGTCGATGTATCTGTATCTGGGTATCTTTTTGGCATTTTGTTTGCTGCTACTTTTGGTCATTCTCATCAAGGGATACTTTCAGAAGAAGTTAGCGATGACACCAATGCCAATGGCAGCAAGTATTACGCCTCCCTTGACGTAATACGATGTGTAGTCTTCAGGCGCTGCCTCACGCATCTTTTGTTCCGTTTGATAGCGGTCCTGTAGTTTCGGTCCCTCGGTTCGGATGGTTTGCATCTGCTGCTGAAGAGCACTCAGTTCTGGATTGGTGTTCTGATATTCCGTGACAAACTTACTCACAAACTCCTTGTCCTCCGTAATCCGCTTGTCCAGTTGAGACAAGTATGTCGTAATCCACGCCTGCGCATTTTCATACGCAGTCTTGAATTCGGGTCGTCCTGTCAACTTGTATTCCAAATAGTTTTGCTTGTACAAGTTCACAGCATTGTAAAACGTCATGGGTTCCACCGATGGGGTAGGCCTACTCATTATCTTGTTTGCTATAAACAAAAATGCCCGTTACATCGTACTTTGAGATTGATACGCCCCGCCACGTGCGTTTGACAACCGATGCGTCTGACCACACGCGTTATGTCAAGATGATGGCACAGGTTGCTCCCTACATCAACAGCACAAAGACTGTAGGAGCGCCCACGCTGGGTTGGAAGTCCAATGAGATTTCTGCTCAAGCAAGACTGATTGCTCCTCTCTATGGAAAGTTGAACTCTTTTATCCCGAACCGTAAATAAGAGGAATGTCCTGTCCACCCAACTTTGAACGTGATTTTCTAGGTTGCCGTGCCGTGTGTCCACGTGATTTTAAGTTCGTCGAAGATGGACTGTTTGACAAACGGTGTGTGCTCATTGAAGACAATCGGTACAGTTTCCCTATCGAACGTCTTGCGATTCCAACTCCAGAAACACAGACAAACTACGAGGAAGAAACTACACGCGTCGCCAACCAAGCAGCAGAGGCGCGCGCTCAGTTTGCGGCGGACCAAGAAGCGCGAAAGGATCGCGAAAAGGCAGAACGAGAACGTGAACTCCAAGGCACGCAATATTCCAAACTTCAAACAGAGTTCTCTGCGTATCGGAGCGTCCAAGAAGCAGCAGATGAAGTCAAGAAAATAACCGATAGTTTAAAAGTTGCTCGCCCAGAGGTTGCACCAGGTGACGAAGCAGAGAAAGAATACAGAACGATTATGGGGATTGTTTCACAACGTCTTTTGCTGCTTCAGGTCGTTTTGGCATTGGTCGTCGTCTCTTTGATTGGGTATTTCATTCTTCCACTCACTGCAGCACATGGACTCACATTCTTGTTGGTCTGTCTCGGTATTGCGATTGGAATCTTTCTTAAGAAATAGATAATGGCTAATCGATGCCCGGAAGGATTTCAACTCAATCCCGGAGCATCAGGACAATGTGTGATTCAGTGTCCTGTAGATAAGGGATTTTCATTCAAACTCGTGGACGGTGTTCCGCATTGTGTGCATGAGAGTCAAACAGAACTCAAGATCCAATTGAACCCGTTGCCAAGTCTTCCCATACCCATGGATCAACCCATGCCATCGATTGAGAAGATTCGTGATCCAGGGCAAACTGTTGGAATGTTCAAAGCAGAGTATGACCGGTTTCAAAAAGAGTTTCCGGTTGTAGAGGCGAAAATCAAAAAGACAACCGCACTGGAGGATGCATTCAAGGAACTTCAGGACGCAGAGAACGCACGAGACAAGTCGCCCCAAGCATATCAGGATGCCCGCATGAAGTATTACACCTTGCTCAATGGTGAAGAATGGGTCAACGAAGAAAAACAACGAATTGCAAAGGCAGAGGTGGATCCCGTTGCTGCCAAATTTAAGACAGAGTTTGAGAACAAGTCCTTGCTCGTCGAACAACAAGGAAAGACAATTGACGTTGTGAATGGATTGAAAGACCGTGTCTTGAGCATACGCGATGAACTTGGATATTCCGTGAATGCCTTTCGCAAGCAGATTGAGGAACTCCGAAGTCAGATTCTCATTGAACGGAAGAAGGGAGAGATGAAGGAACGAACTGCATTTGATTGGTTGAACCTCATTCTGAATGTGTTGTTAGTGATTGGATTGTTGTTTGCTGCGTTCACTATCTTTCGTAAGTTTCAACAGTATAGACTACGGACGAATACAATAATCAATGCTCCCACAATGTAGGATATGTTTGGAGTCAAACAATCCAGATACATTGATTTCACCCTGTGCTTGTCGCGGAACAGCCATGTATATCCATATACGCTGTTTAGAGGACCATATACGCTACTACCCAGATGGATTATGTACGGTGTGTCGCTATCCTATGAAATACACAACTCGCCAAGAATACTTTGCCTTTGCGACAATGTTTCTTTGTATGTTCGTACTTCTCATCATCTCAAACATGGACCTGCTTACAAAACTCTTTGCGTTGGTAACGTTCACTGCCGTGCTCGTAGGTCTTCTTCTACGACATTCGATTCTTCAGGAAGTTAGTCTCGTTGTGACAACATTTGCTGTAACGATCTTCGGAGCAACCACAACGGATCCACGACTCTTCATGATGTTCATTGTCGTGATGATTGCCTTTGCAACACTCGCAACCCTTGTTCGTTACATTCCCCACGAGTATGTCATGTTGTTTGTTGCAATTGTCTTTTTGGGGTTGTATATGGGTGTTTTTATGGTAGCAGTCTCTCTCGCAGCGGACATCTATGGAACATCTGTCATCCTCACAACACTGTTGCTCTTTTGGTATGCGTGGATTCGAGCACATCCGCCTCTGCGTCAAGTTCAACAATGAACCTTCTACCTACAAAGCAATGGAGATAACAGACCCACGCACGGTCTTGGACTTTCAGAAAACAACCTTTTGCGGACATGTTCGTGCGCATGTCGTCAAAGTGTTGCTACAGAACATTCAACTTGGACACGCAGATTACTCGTGCTATTGGTCGTTGGAACTCTTGTCGTCTGGATTGGTTCACACTCTTTGGATGGCGTTGTTTGAAGCATCTGCTCTTCACATCAACCGGGCAAATCCCAATGTCTTTTTGTTTCTGGCAGATGCCTACGAGAAGTATGCGCCACTGGAAGCAGCCTACAATCTGCGCGATATGACCCAGATACGCAACAATCCGGATGTTCGTCGTATGATTTGTGAAGCAGCAGCAACGGTTGCCCTGTGTCGCAAGAACAAACTTCCCAATCTTCCGACCATCAAACCCGCACATGATTTTGACCCCGTTACCATTCAGGAGACCATCAAGGCGCCTTCTGCTATCTTCGGAAAACTCTTTTTGAAGCGAGACGATCCGATGTCGATTGCTATCCCCATCAATGAGTTCTGTTATTGTCTGCGCCCGGATGTTCGAGATGCAGGTCGCGCCCTCTATTGGATGTCGTGGGTCTACGCGTTCTGTCGCGAACACAAGAAGCAAACCAAACAGACACTGACCTTTTCCAACCGAACAGACGAGTTCGTATCTGTCGCACATGGAAGTCATCCCGCGTGGTTGTTTTGGGACTGTATTCGTCGCCAAGCACAATCCCACGCCAAACCCTATACAGATGTTCTCTACAAGATGTATTGCTTGCGTTGGAGTCCGACTGATGCCAAATCACGCCAAGCACTTGTGAGCACCGCCATTCTACTGGTATGCGAGGGGTCAAGCATTGACACAACCCCTGTGACCAGTCAAACTCTTGCGGTATCGAATATCATTGCCGGAATGCCAGGATGGATCGATGCCATCATTCGCATGCAAAAGAGTTTTTCTGCGTAAAAAGATATACAAATGGCGCTTATTCCCGGTGTTCCCAACAAGGTCCTGACCCTTGCGGTTCTCTTCTTCATCATTGGTAATCCGATGACCTACCGCCTCGTGGACACCCTGCTCGGTGGTCTGGTTGGTCGCATTGCCAGTGTGTCGGGCAGTCCCACGACCCTAGGTCTGATTGTTCACTCTATCGTGTTCGCCACGGTTGCTGTGTATGTGGTTCGCGTGTAAAACGAATCCCAATCTGTGAAATAGTTCTTCTTCATACAAAATGTACATTCCCGAAATCTCCGCATCCAAGGTCGCAGGTCTGATTGGTCTTCACAAGTACCAAGATGCCTATGAAGTGACCTATGGTCTCTTATGCAAGGACAAACTTATCAAGGCTCGTATTGCCGACATAGAAAAGGCGACAAATCGTCGCCCCTTCTCTGTTGTTGTCAACGATATTCTCAAGGAGCAAGCGATTCGCGACTGTGTGAATCGTGGTATCCGCGCCTGTAAGGCAACGAATGATATTCCTGGTGTTCTCAAGGATGTGGAGGGACAGGCAAGACTTGCGTTGAGTTTGCGACACTCGTTCACACCTCAGGTGCGAGAGCAACTGGTCCATGAGATTCGTAGCAAGGTCTCTACGCAACGAGGACTTCAGAACGAAAATCACATTCTGGATGCCTATGAGACAGAGAGAGAGGTCAAGGTGACGGAACGCAACACCAAGACAGTTCGCAAGGATTATGGAAAGTTCAAGTTGGTGGGTCGCACGGATGGGTATGTAGAGAGCGAGAAGCGGATTGTAGATTCCAAGGACCGAACACGGTTCTGGCCTGAGGTTCCGCTCTACGATGAGATTCAGTTGCGCTGCTACATGGACATGACGGGTGCAACCGAGTCCGAGTTGATTGAGCGATTTCCGAACGGTCAGACACGCCACACCAAGTTCTTGAACGACCCCGAGAAGTGGAAGACCCTGCAGGATGCCATTGAGAAGGCAGTCATCGATATGAACAATGCCTTGCGCGACAATGAACTCCTAAAACGAATCGTCTTTCAGAATACGGTCTGTATAGCAGAGAATGCAAGTGCTGCTGCGAGAGGGAGTACCGAAGGAGTTTCAAGACCAGAAGGGTTCGACCTATGAGACTCGTTACATCTACACGGGAATGGGTCGCTACGACACCGAGAAAAAGACCATTGGACGCTTGATTGAGACATCAAATGGTCGTTTGTATTATCATGAGTTTCCTTGTACAGATACCGTGTTCAGTCGTGCCTACCACACAGAACTTGTGCGGGTGACAGTCTATTCCGAGAAACCTCGCATTTGGAAAGAAGAAGTGTCGCCACACGAGGTTTACTTCTTCCAGCAGCAAGACTGAGTAATCGACTTGATAGGAACCTTGGACGCAAGGATTGCTGCTTGCATGGCGATAGGTAAGACTGTGTTGATGAAGAAGGAGATGTGCTCCTTTTTCTCCTTGGGCAACTCTGCCTCACGAAGCGCAAATCGCATCGTCTTTTGGAGGAGTTCCAGTCTCTGCGGACCCTTGAGTTCATGCATCTGCTCCAACTCCCGGGCAACCTCCAAACATGTAGGGATGATGTTGTCCCAGTCCACTCTGCCCTTCACAAGGCGATACAGTCCATCCACGCGATTGTCTAGCATAGGGTTCTCCATTGCGGTTTGTTTCTACTCTATAAAAGATGAAGACGAAGTAAATGGAACTAAAAGACATTTTAGCGATTGCATTTGCGACACTGATAGTGGTTGTGGTCGCACATTTTGCGATTTTCTGGGTTCTCCGGACACTGTATCCCCCGACTGTGGCACCTATGCCCGCACCCGTTCCGGAAACGAAAACCGTTCACGTGTCACCGGAGTCTTTCACACAAGAACAACATGTCAGCATACCCACGTATGAGACGGCTATACCCGTGGAAACCCCACGTCAAGAAGGGTCAACTTCAATCGCAGACCTACAAAGTAACCCAGTACAAGGGAACGCCGGGATGGATACTCCTGTCGCACAATGAGGATGGTCAAGCAACCGCATTGTTCGTGGACACGCATGATAAGGTCACTCCTTTGATGACAATCGTCGATGAGCGCATCTGCTGTGACACGGTTCTTCGAGCGATTCGGTTGTCGCCCAGTGTCTATGTCATCTATGATGTTCGAACACTCAATGGAAAGAACCTCTTCGAGACTCTTCACTTTGAAGATAGACAGCAACTCGTCGCCAATCTTCTGGAAACGTTCCACCACAACGACCTTGTCTCGTTCATTTCCGTCGACGATGTTCCCGACGGAATTCCTGTTCATGGAATCGAACATTACGACCATCAACCTGGAACGGTTGGCGTATTTCTTCCTGCGGAGGAATAAATGAGTTGCAATATGCCTACAACGGGAGGTCGCCGTCGTCGCACTATGAAGGGTGGAATGGGATACGGATTTGGCGGTACCATTGGCACGGCGGGTCCTGTCTGGGACTCCTCGTGGGGAGGTGAAATCACCAAGTCAGGGACGCCTATCTATGATACCGCTGACCGTCCGCCCGTGGTCGGTGGTCGTCGTCGCAAGAGCAAGAAGACAAAGAAGAGCAAGAAGAGCAAGAAGTCTCGTCGTGCTCGTCGTCGCACCATGCGCGGCGGTATGTCCATCGCTCACGCGTCTGCTGGGTTTGCTGGAAAGGGTGAGCGCGGTCTTGCGACGTATGAGGATGTGGGCAGTTCCCAACCTTTTTCTAATGACGTTGTGAGACTCTCATAAATCCATCTGCCCAGACATACGGCATGTAATCGCTATCGTTTGTTACGATGAAAGGACCTCCGTTCGCCATCGTAACCAAAAACATCCGCTGGATTGCATACTTCAAGTCGTTGTATTCCAACCACTGCTTCCACGAACGAAAGGTGGAAAACACGGTGGGAATCGCAGACACCAAACTGACCTTGCCGATCAATGCCAAAAAGAGAGTTATAAACGGACTCACAAGAAGTTCGTTGATGACCACCATCGTGTCTCCCCACGACCGAGGGGAAAAATGCTTACGAAGTTGTATATAGCGTTCAGCATCTACGAACGGATTACGCATCATCTTGCTCTATTGCTATTCCGTCGCCTGGAAATTTACATTCTTTGAACGTCCCTGCTTCGATATAGATGAGATTGGTCTTCTCGGTCACTTGAATGAGTTTCAAGACAAGTGCGAGTTCGATGCGATTTCCAACCACCAAGAAGCGATTGAACGTGCGGGTCAAATCAATCTCTGTCTCCTTGTCTCCCACCCAAATCCAAGGCGACTTCACAGGAATGTCCCAAGGCGATGTGAACCACTCCTTGGGAATGTCCTCGCCCTCGTAGTAGACATAGCACTTCTTCTCGCCGTTGCGCTCCCACTCCTCAATGTAGACGCTGTCTTCGGGTACAAACTCGTGACTTTCATCAAACTCGTATTCATCGCTCAAGAAGTATCGCTTGACGGGGCGTCCTACGACTTCGGGGCTGCTCCAAATCCACATCCAGATTGCCACACACTCGGTGTAGGCAATGCTTAGGTAACGAAGAATTTCAAAGAGGAAGTTCATTCTGTCAGTTGTGTAAGGGCATTTGAGTCGTCGGGAAGTTCATTCGTTTTGGCTTTTTTGTCATAAAACGTCTCGCGCATGCTTCCGAGGACCTTGGCATCAAAGTCCAGACCCATAGAAATCGCAGTCGCAAGAGAAGTCACAACAAAGGGAGTGGCGACCAATACCCAAGATACGACACCCAATCCTACGCCACAAAAAGCATCCAACACGAACACCGTTGCGATACCGAGAATGAGTTTGACGGTTGCCGTCACCCACAACCCGAGACCGATGTCCAATCCCAAATGAATGGCGAGGAACACCAAATAGAGAAACGCGGGGGTGCACAAATCTTGAATGAAACGCATTTTCGTATATTACACCTTTGACAAGAAAAGATGGAGGAACACATTGCACTGGTTCAAGAACTCGCAGGTGTAGACAGAGACACTGCTGTCAAGGCACTCCTACAAACAAAGGGAGACGCAGTTGCTGCTGTGGATAACCTTTTGGTAAAACCCACTCTACCGGGAGACAAGTATATCCCTGCGAAACCCGTTGTCGATACGGGTCTTTCGGAGGAACAGAAGGCATTGTGTGAACGGGGTCGTTGGTTACAAGACAAGGTTAACGTTGTATTCTCAGTCGCCCATTCGAAAATCCGAACCCCACCCGATCAGGGTTCGTCGGAGCACGGATCACCGCAGCAGTCCGATTGTCTGGAGTCGACTTCGCAGCAGTCTGTTGAACTCGAACAACTACAGGATGCTCTGCCGCAAACGACTCCAGAAGTTTCACAATCCTAGGTGCCTCGGAAAAGAGGTCAAGGGATTCAATGTGGTCTTTGGACCTTTGTGAGATCTCTTGGTATTCGTCTTCATCGTCCAATCGTTCAATCGCCGACATCCATTCCGATGCTTCTTCTCTCTCGCATGCGATCGCTGCTGCACCAATCCACTCTTGCATTCCTTCCGTGCTTCCACCCGGATAGATAGACTTGGGGGTTGGTTTGGAATACAAGACGGGAATACCATTGAGCATCGCTTCCACCGCAACACGGCAGAAACTCTCATAGTAAGAGGGCACCAGAAGAATATGTGTTCTGCGCAGGATGTTGCGAATATCGTCATCAAACGCAACCCATTCTACATTTGGTGGTGAATGTGGAAGTGCCATAATTCCGTAGTAGGGAAGTACACCTAAAAACCTGCGCTTCGGCATGCGCTTTGCCAAATCCAAAAAGACATGGACACCCTTGTTTTGGTTGGCATTCACAAGCGTTATACAATCGCCCTGAAAGGGTTCGGATATCGTAATCTTCTCGCGACGCATAATCGGGCGAATCACTTGTGTCTTTGCGATGGACGATGGCCACGGGACAACATGCTTGCGGTAGTTGGGTTCCATGATATGATTGATAAAGCATGCCATCTCGCTCCAGTCATTCTTGACATATGCAGGAATGGTCAAATAGTTTCCATCATAGTGACACGTGAACACAATGGGACGATTGTATCCCTTTCCATTCAACTTGCGAACTTCGGGAAGAACAGGAGCATGTGGGCAAACCCAGAGTTGAGACGTATCCAGGAACGTCGTGTTTGCGCTGTAGTGGAGATACCGAAGTCCTTGGTAGGTTCCACCGTTCACACCCTCCTTTGGAATCATAGTCGTCAAAAACACAACCTGGTGCCCGTGCTTTTGAAGTTCTGTCGCCAAATCTATGTCGTGCAAGAATGCACCACATAGGTCAGGCATTTTACGTGCGAAAAAGACAACTTTCATTGTGTTTACTCCATAACTCGTTTTGTCTGAACTAAGCGAGTGGCATCACCACCGCGTGTCCAACTCTCCACCCAGTTGGATGGATTGGAATATTCCGCCTTCTTGATGGACAAGAGAGGTTGGTAGAAGTTGGGAATTGCCTTGTCCATGATGGTAGACGCCTCCTTGCGGTTGCGGGGAGGTGCAGACTGAATGAGTGCGGTCTCATCATCGACTGCCTGCGGTTCACCTCCGCCCAGGTTGGGTGTGGTGGCAAACGGGCGTGCCCAAAGTTGCTTGGGACCCTTTTGACGCCATGCTCCGGGGGTGCCCCAGCGCAGTTCCGTGTTCTCATCCACCTTGCAACCGGTACCGGGTTGACCATAACCACCCGTCGCAATCATACCGGGTTGGTCCGCCATGGCAGACGCAGGATTGAGAGTATCCGAGCACCCTGCTGTAAGACTGAGTGTTTGACGCGTCAACGCAGAGTTGTTTTGGAAGGTCTTTGCCTCTTCTTCATAAGTATCCGACTTGATGCGTGTGTTGGCATAGAACCAATCGAGAACGTTCATCCTTATCAAGCAAGATAGATTTATTTGTAGAAAACGAACCTAGAAACAACCTGTGGAGACACAAGTAGCAGAATGCATCTACAACCCTGTGATTGGCACGAACACGATATCGCTGGAAAGTATGTGGTGGACGTCTTTGGACGCACCGATACTGGACGCGTCGCATGTGTTCGTATTCACGGATTTCAACCCTACTTCTACGTCAAGACCGACAAGAAACCCGAAGGTGGTATCAAGGTCCAAAAGTATGATGTGATGGCAGGATTTCAAGACCTCAAACCCATTGATGTGTGGAAGGTCGTGTGTCCCTCCAAGGCAAGGTTTTCTGAGGCATCTCGAAACGCAACAGGACAACTCTACGAATCCAATCTTCCGCCCTTTCTCAGGTTGTTTCATGACCGTGATTTGGGTCCCGCAAGTCCTCTCCGCTTTACTGGAGTCTCCTACACAGTTCCTTGCGACCGCGACACGGAACTCCCTCTGTACAACATTGATGAGTTCTATCAGTGTGATGTGAAGGATATCTCTCCGGCGCCAACTGTCTCCATTCCGTTGAAGGTGGCGTGTTATGATTTGGAGATGTATTCCAAGACGGGATTGTTCCCACAGGCAATGAAGGATGACCCGATTGTCCAGATGGGTATCTCTTATCGTTGGTCCAATCAACTTCTCGAACCCATTCGCAGAGTTGTCTTCGTCGTCGGCGATGTAGATGAGTCAGAGGAAGAGGATATAGAGTTCATTGCCTGCGAGAACGAGGAGGACATGCTGTTCCGATTCGCAGCAGAGGTCCAGACACAGAACCCCGATGTGATGTGTGGATACAACACCTTTGGTTTCGACGATGCCTACATCGAGGACAGATGCAAGCGTCTGGGTATTCTCGAAGATATCAACCTCGCCCGTTACCAGTCCAAGACCAAGGATGAGCGTACAGGTGCCTGGAAAGTGAAGTTCAGCGAGACGAAGAAGTTTGAGTTGGCATCCGGCAAATACGACCTGCGGTATCTCGCACTGCGAGGGCGTCTGGGATTGGACTTGCTCCTGAACATGCGTCGTGAACATTCTCTGGATAGTTTCAAACTGGACAATGTGGCATCCGTATTCCTACGTGATAAAGTGGTGTCTTACGCCAAGGCGGGAAAGGTCTACACGATTACCACCAAGAGTACTCGTGGACTGCGCGAAGGCAACTATGTTCGGTTTGATATTGTCGGGAACACGACAGACCCTTACCAAGAAGGTCGCAAGTTCGTAGCGTTTGGTATCAAACCAAAGTCCTTTCAGGTGGAGTGCGACGATGCCCTCTTTGACGATTTGACGAAGCACGAGCAAGCATCGTTGGAATGGACCTTTACCAAGGACGATGTGGAACCCGCCGAGTTGTTCCATCTACATGCGCACGGGGGTCCTGCTGGACGAGCACGGATTGCCAAGTATTGTATTCAGGATTGTGATCTCGTATTGACCCTGATGGCGAAGTTGGACACCATCGTCAATGCGCGTGGTATGGCAGATGTGTGCAAGGTGCCGATGGAGTATGTTCTTCGTCGTGGTCAGGGTATCAAGATCTTCAGCGCAGTCGTCTACTACGCAAGTCAGCGCGACCAAATCATCCAGATGCAGCATGCTCTGGAGGATGATGGTGGATACGAAGGTGCGATTGTGATCAGTCCCAAGATTGGGATGTACCTTGACCAACCCATCTCTGTTCTGGATTTCAACTCGCTGTATCCGACGAATATGATTGCCTACAACATCAGTCCAGATACGCTGGTCTGCGAGCGCGTGTTTGATTTGGATGGTCGCAAGACCTATCACTGGGGATTGAAGCAGGAGGATATCAAAGCGCTGGAAGAGAGGGGATATGTACTGGATGAGATTGAGTACGATAACAAGGATGACAAGGGCGAAATCTACAGCAAGACTGTCTGCACGTATGTCCAACCCAAACCCGACAATCCAATGACGGTAGGTGTTCTGCCGAAGACATTGGACATCCTGCTCAAGAAACGAAAAGAGTTCAAGGAAAAGATGGAAGATACACAATATGATGAAGCACAACGGTCCGTCTTCAACGGTCTTCAACTTGCTTACAAGGTCGTCGCAAACTCTGTTTATGGACAAACAGGTTCCCGAACCTCGCCGATTCGGAGGTTATGCGTTGCCGCATGCACGACCGCCGCTGGACGGACAGCGCTCGGGCGGGCTCGGCGAATCGTCGAAGAGGAGTTTGGTGCCGACGTCATCTACGGCGATACAGACTCTATCTTCGTCAAGTTCCCGACCAAAGACCTTGCTGAATCCATTAAACTTGGCATTGCAGCAGGCAAGCGTATCACCGATCAGTGTCGAAAACCCTACAAGATTGCTTACGAAAAGACCTTCTACCCCTTCATCCTCTTCTGCCGCAAACGATACGTCGGAATGATGTTTGAAGAGGATGCGAATGCCAAACCCAAGCGTAAAAGCATGGGGATTGTTCTCAAGAGACGAGACAATGCTCCCATTGTTAAGGATGTCTTTGGAGGCGCTCTCGACGTTCTGCTCCAAGAGAAGGACGTCCGAAAGGCCCAGTCATTTGTTAATGAAATGCTCCTACGAGTCCTCCAGAACGAAGTCCCTCTGGAGAAGTTTATCGTAAGCAAGTCTCTGCGCGATGACTACAAGAACCCAGACCAAATCGCCCATCGTGTTCTTGCTGACCGAATGGCGGACAGAGACCCTGGAACTGCTCCGAAGGTGGGTGACCGTATTCAATACATCTACGTTGCGGAGAAGAAGAGTGCCTCCAAGCAGGGTGACCGTATTGAGCATGTGGATTATGTGCGAAAGAATGGTCTCACTCCCGACACACAGTTCTACATCACAAACCAAATCCAAAATCCAGTGGCGCAACTGTTTGCCTTGTGTATTGAACAACTGGATGGGTACGTTCCGCCACGTCGTCCGAGTTATGGGACACTGATGGCAGACATGATGGAGAAATACAAGGATGAAGAAGAAGCGACGCTTGCGGTTCTAGGCAAGAAGGAGAAGCATCTAGAAGCACTGATGTTCTTGAGCAGTCCCGTGTTGTCCAAAACAATCAAGCGAACAACACGCGGACCGTTGGACGGTTTCTTCACGCGCAAATAACTTTCGGGATATCTTCTCCAAATAGACAATGGCATTTGACGACGATGAATACGATATAATAGGACTTCTACACGATATCCAAGAGACAGAGCGTGTTTTTTTCAATACGATTCGCTTTTTGAATGGAGACACACGAAGTCGTGTGATGATGATGTATCTTCAGAACGCATCCTCTACACTTGGCGTGATTCGCGAATACCAAAGGACACAGCGAAACATTACACGCGTGACAATGACACTTCCTGCTCTCGACATCAGTGGAAACTTTTTTGATCCCGTGACAGTGCGTCCCACCCAAGAACAAATCACACAGGGAACAGAGCAGAATGTTCAGGTAACCGATACCACGTGTTCTATCTGTCAAGAGGCAGTTACCTCTGCCACGCGCATTCGGCAATGTGGGCACTGCTTCCACGAAGCATGTATCTCCCAGTGGTTCAGCATGAACCCACGATGTCCGATGTGTCGCGTAGATGTTCGTGAAGCAGGACACAGGCATCATCCGTCCGATGGATTTGATTCCCTATTACGTGCTTTGAACAATCATCCTATTAATGAAAGTGATCGTGTGCACCCCGACCAGCAATAGACGATGGAGTTGGGAGTTCTCTCGCTATTGTATGGACACGCAACTTCAACAACCGGATGCTTGGATTGTCGTAGATAACTCTGATGACCCAAACAGTGATTGGAGTGTATCCAAAGACCATCCACTTGTTATATACTCCCATGTAGACGGAAAGGAACCCATCGGAGCACTTCGAAACCGATGCATTGACCTTGCTTTGGAACATGGAGCAGATTACATAGTCTTTTGGGATGATGATGACTATTATCCACCGACACGTATTTCTGTAGGAGTCAAGGCGCTAGAAGACCACCCTCGTGCCAGTATATCTGGATGCTCCATGATGTATCTTCTTTTAACGAAGGAGAATGTCATCATGACCACGGGTCCGTTTCATGACAATCATGCGACCGCAGCAACGTGGACTATTCGCAGGAGTTATGCAGAACACAACCGATTTGATCCAACCAAACATCGGGCAGAAGAGGTCTCCTTTAACAATAACTGGTGTGCGACTGTAGCACAAGTCAAACCAGAAGATATGATTGTGGTAATGGGTCATGGCAGGAATACAGTGGACAAATCGGATCTACTCAAGCGCCCCCATATCTACAACGCAACCATTGTCAACAAGGACAATGGGAAGATGTGGGTACGCATGCACTGGCCTCTTCCAAAGGATCTTTTTCAACGTACATTTTCTGTTTGAGAATGCACATCACCTCCGGACTACATTCAGTGGGGAAGGTTACATTCGGAAGGAGTTCAGATTCACCGTATTGAAGGAACTGAAGAATCCGACGAACATCGTACTTGAAACGTTTGGCAAGCTTGGGAATGTCGTGGTTTGGAAAGAGAGTTTGAAGGTCGTCTGCCTTGGGTGGAAAACATCGTAGAACCACTACATTGGGACGAGTCTTAAACACGCGGGGCACTTCATTGCATGTCAGAATCACAGGTATCCTGCGTTGTGACCCCGTCATCCACTCTGCCAGTCTGCGTTGGGCATGTGGGTCTGAACCATCAATCTCATCCAGTATCAAACACATGGGTTTTTCATCGCCTCGAATGAGAGATGAAATACTTCGTGTATGAAGACATGACTGAATCAAACTGTCTACATCCGCAAAACTTCGCATAGACTGACTGGCATTGATTTCCAGAGGTTCCATTCCATGCGTCCGTGTTGCTGCCAGCGCAATGGTGGTCTTGCCAATACCTGGAGGACCATGAAGAAGAATTACATTGGTATACGGTTTCGAACGAAGGTACTCTGTGAGTTGTGCCTTGACCTCAATATGTCCAATGACGCCGTCGAGAAAGTCGGGACGCCGTGTTTCACTCCACATACCTTGTCTTCGTATGTCTAGAGAAAATGATTGCTGGAAACAAGATAATGGATGTCCCCCGTCATATTCTCAAAACCTTATTCAGTGATACAAAGTTTCCAATCATCCAGCATCATTTGGACTCGTTCAATGACATGCTTGACGTAGGAATCCCCGAGTTCATCAAGGCATCCAATCCACTGGAGTTGGAAGTCAAGGGAAATCGATTTGTGCGCGTCTACATTGGTGGTAAGGACGGAAGCAAGATTCGGTATACATCTCCTACGGATGACGATGGGTCTGCTGTTGTCCCCCATACTTGCCGATTGGATGACCGCACATATGCGTTCAGTGTATTTGCGGATATTGATATTGAATATGAATTCTCCGACAAGTCTGTTGTGACCAAGAGTTTCTCGGATGTTCGTTTGGGCGATATTCCTCTGATGTTGCGCAGTCGTCTCTGTTATCTATCGGGTATGGATGGTTACGAGATTGGTGAGTGCAAATATGAACTGGGTGGATACTTTATTATCGATGGCGCAGAAAAGGTGTTGCTGACACAAGAACTTCTGGGCAACAACATGTTCTATGCAGGTCAGCGCACACGAAAGGCGCCTAAGGGGGCGAAGAAGTCGTTGGTTGAACGTGATATGCCTCTTGTGATGAACAAGACCTACGATGAAGAGGATGAAGACGTCTCGTATGAGGAGAACATAGAGTATTACGCGAGCATCCGAACACTCTCCGAAGACGGAACACGTGGTCCCTATTCTCATTTTCTCATGCTTCCTTCTTCCACAACATCGTCCAATGTTGATTTGGAAACGATGAAGGGAAACATTGGAGTGGACAATCGTTTGCCTATGATTCAAATTCCAGGGTTTGAACAAGCAGTCCCCGTGCTGAGTGTGTTCCGTGCGTTGGGCATTACATCCGACCGCGACCTCTACGACACTGTTCTTGCAGGGGTTCCGGACAAGGATAGACTTGTCTACGACCATACCTTCCGTGAAATCATTCTGACACATGAGAAGTTCTTGGCGCAACAACAGCAGACAGATTTGGAAATCTTGGCAGCACAGACGCGCAACAAGTCTCGGTTTGGTGTTGTAGTCGCTCTCCGTGAACAGTTGTTTTCTCATGTGGAGGGAGAGGAGAACTTGAGACGCAAGGCATACATGCTGGGTCACCTTCTCAAAATGGCGATGGATGTGGCAATTGAGCGTCGCAAACCGAGTGACCGCGACAATATGCAGTTCAAGCGTTTGAAGACGTCGGGTGTTCTCATGTTTGAAGAGTTTCGCCGTATTTACCGCTCAGTGGCGAGGGATATGATCAGTCGCATTGACCGCAAGAATACCTTCGAGGCATCCCAGTTCGCAGATAAGGCGCTTGCTGAGATTGTTCAACCCGAAAACATGAACTACTATTGGAGAAGTTTTACGATGCTCAATGAATATCTCAAGTCGTTCAAGGGAGCGTGGGGAGGTCGTGTCGGTATCGCACAGCAACTGATGCGACCTTCCTATATTGCCGTCATTCATCATCTCCGCAAGACAGACCTTCAAATCGACAAGTCCTCCTCGACTGCACCTCCGCGACGACTTCACGCGTCTCAGTTTGGGTTGATGTGTCCTCTGGATTCGCCCGATGGAAGTGACATTGGTTACAAGAAGGCGCTCTCTATTTTGGCGCGGGTAACAACTGCCTTTCCCGCAGAGAAGGTGAAGGAAGTCATGCGTTCTTCGGGTCTTGTTCGAGATATCTCACTGGTTCATCCTGCGACATGGCGCCCAGAGTGGACGCGTATTTACCTCAACTCGGACTTGGTTGGGTTGTGTGTGGGTGATACAGAAGTGTTTCATGCCTACATGCGAACTGCTCGTCGAACGGGTCAACTTGCCTTGGGTGTCAGTCTGGCGTGGAATCGTCTGAACAACACCTACACCATCTACTCGGATGCGGGACGACCTGTCAGACCCGTCTATCGGGAAGGAACAACGCCTGAACAAATCCAAGAGGCAAAGACATGGGAACAAATCCTTCAGCACGTGGATTACATTGATGCGTCAGAGTCGGATGCGATTCGTATCTCGATGACACCGTTTGACCCTGTGTCTCCGTCCGAAATCCACATGTCGTTCAACATGTCTGCGGTTGCGAATCTTGTCCCCTATGCTGACCACAATCCGGCAACACGCAATATGTTCTCTATTGCGCAGCAGAAGTCTGCATCATCTATCTTTCACACTAACTACATGAAGCGGTTTGATACCAATGCGATGTTGAATGTGTCCTCACAGAAACCGCTGTCTCAGACGTGGATGTACAATGAAATCATGGGCGCAGGTGGATGTCTGAGTTACGGTGAGAATGCCATTGTTGCGTTTACTATGTACGGTGGACACAACCAAGAGGATTCGGTGATCGTCAACCAAGATGCGATCAAGCGAGGTATGGGGCGCATGATGTACTACCATAGTTACAACATGACAGAAGAGATGTTGGATGAAACGGCAAATCTTCACACGGAAATTGCAAATCCTCTGAAGGATGAAACCATCAAGCGAAAGGAGGGATTCAACTACGAACACCTTGACGCAGATGGTATTATCAAGGTCGGCACACTGGTAGATGAGAACACCATTCTTGTAGGTATCCTGTCCCCTATCACAAGCGGAACAGGTCAGACCATCGGGTACCGCGATATCTCGGTAGAACCCAAGCGAGGACAAGTGGGCAGAGTGGATGCAGTCTATCGGTTCTCAGTTCAGGCAGGTGTTGGGTTCAAGGATGGAAAGCGCGTGCCGATGTATGTGCGTGGTGTCAAGGTGCGTATCCTGGAAGAGCGTATCCCTGCTATTGGCGACAAGATGGCATCGCGTCACAGTCAGAAGGGAACTATCGGTATGGTCATGCCAGAAGAAGACATGCCCTTCACGGCATCGGGTGTCCGTCCTGATATCATCTTCAACCCGCACGGTATCCCAACACGTATGACAGTCGGTCAATTTCTGGAAGCAGCGTCCAACAAACTCGGCATTGACATCGGATCGTTTGTCGATGCGACACCCTTTACCATCTCCAATCGTTTGGATGACCTGAAGATGGCATTGCTCCAGCGTGGGTTCCACCATTACGGACACGAAATCCTCTACAATGGACAGACGGGTGAAGTGATGGAATCGGATATCTTTATGGGTCCTATCTATTACCAGCGGCTCAAGCAGATGGTAGAAGACAAGATTAACTATCGCACAACCGGACCTCGCACACTTCTTACGCATCAACCGGTCCAAGGTCGTGACAACGATGGTGGTCTACGTATCGGTGAGATGGAGCGCGATTCATTGATTGCGCATGGCATGAGCAAGTTCCTCAATGAAAGTCTTATGGAACGTTCCGACAAGGAATCACGTCAGTTCGACAAGGAGCAGGGACGATTTGATACATCACGCGATGTCCTTGATGTCCCGTATGCTGCAGCACTTTACACACAAGAACTTGAATCGCTACATATTGAAACAAAACTTATCACGTACGACTGACAACAAGAAGGTTCTTATGCTCCGTTAAAAAATAAAATCCATCCGTTCCAACTATTTCATCAATTCTATAACGAAACTCAGTTGGAATACGACTTCTCGGGGTAATATCTTCAATTACGTAGTAACCACCCGGTTTTACACGATGCCACAAATTCTTCATGGTCTTCAGTTGCGCTTCATCATAATGTAAACCATCATCAATAATAATATCAAACATTTGGTCTCCCAGTACATTGTCCAGTTGTTCTCTATTCGAAGAATCTGCAATGTATGTTTGAATACGATCTTCCGAAAACTGTGTGTCCGGTTGAATATCAATGCCAACAATGTTGCCCTTCTCCAAGTAATCTCTCCAAGCACGCAGGGAACCGCCGGGAGAGTATCCAGGTAGACAATATCCTTGCATCGATGATGGGACTCCGGGTATAAGAGTTCCGATTCCAATTTCCAACAACTTGACCGGCGTTTGGCGCATGTGCTTCATGAAAGAATGATACGTCTGTACATATCCATTCCGCGCCTTATCACTTCCGTACTTGTTCATAAGTTGGTCAAGTTCCATTTGTTGTAACTATATTTCAATATGTAAATACAATGCCGACGCTGAAGGATGCGTTGATGTTGAGCGGAGATCTGTTCTTGCCGAAATCGGTCCGAACATTCTTAGAGCGATATTGGGTAGGAAACGACAAAAGTTTGGTCTATATTACCAACTGGTCGATTGTTCATGTCTTCTCAGGTATAGTGACCGGTTGGGTTCTTCTGACCTATTTCCCCGATTACGACTACTACTGGAGCGGATTCTGGTTCCATACAGTCTGGGAAGTGTGGCAGATTGTTGTCTCGAATACGCCGTGGTGGACGCTGCGCGGGCGTATTGATGTGGTCACAGATACGGTCATGTTCATGTTGGGGATGTATCTTTTCAGGCAATACGCATGAATCTAGAAAGAACTAATCCCGCCTATTTACAGATAAGCACAATGAAAAAGGTATCGAGCATGTCTGACCATATTTACGTCACAAAGCGCAATGGAGTTCGTGAACCGGTTTCCTTTGATCAGGTCCTCAAACGGATCCAAGGACTTGCCCATGGATTGGAGTATGTCAACCCCGACCTTGTTGCCCAAAAGGTTTGTAGTCAAATCTCCGACGGCATCAAGACGTCTGAACTCGATTTGTTTGCTGCGGAGACATGTGCGATGATGCAGGCACGCCATCACCCGAACTACGGCAAGTTGGCAGCGCGCATTGTGATTGATAACCATCACAAGAACACGCCCCAGACACTTCTCGAGTGTGTGAGGCTTCTTCATGACAATGGGTTGATTTCGGATGAGCAGTTTAAGAACGCAAGCAACACGGAGTTGGAGTCCTTTATCGATTACAATCGTGACTTCATGTTCGACTACTTCGGATTCAAGACATTGGAGAACGGGTATATGCTCCGAACCCGGAATGGACGACCTTGCGAGAGACCGCAACACATGTGGATGCGTGTAGCGATTCAACTCCACGGAAGCAAGACAGACAAGGTCAGAGAGACCTATGACGCTCTGTCGCAGGGGTATTTCATTCATGCGACGCCGACTCTCTTCAACAGTGGAACGAATCATCCGCAGTTGAGTTCCTGCTTCCTTGTCAACATGTCCGACGACTCCATCAAGGGCATCTACAAGACACTCGGTGATTGTGCGCAGATTTCCAAGTGGGCAGGTGGTATTGGCTTGTCCATTCACAACATTCGTGCCCGTGACAGTCATATCAAGGGAACGAATGGCAAGTCTACGGGTATTGTGCCGATGCTCAAGGTCTTCAATGACACAGCAAAGTATGTCAATCAGGGAGGCAAGCGCAACGGGTCGTTTGCGATTTACCTCGAACCTTGGCATGCGGATATTGAGGACTTCCTGCGCTTGAAGTTGAATACGGGTAATGAGGACGAGCGCGCGCGTGACCTGTTCTATGGTCTGTGGATTCCTGACCTTTTCATGAAGCGTGTGGAGGAGGATGGTGTCTGGTCTCTCATGTGTCCGAATGAGTGTCCCGGTCTGGATGAACTCTGGGGTGAGGCATTTGAGACCGCCTATACGACCTACGAGGAGCAGAAGAAGTATCGCAAGCAGATGTCCGCGAAGAAGTTGTGGGGTATGATTCTGGACGCACAGATTCAAACGGGAACTCCGTATTTATGTTATAAGGATGCTGCAAACTCCAAGAGCAATCAACAGAATCTGGGTACAATCAAGAGTTCCAATCTCTGCACGGAGATTATTGAGTACTCGTCTCCCGACGAGACGGCCGTCTGTAACCTTGGATCCCTTGCTTTGCCTCGCTTCGTGCGGGACGGCAGGTTTGATTTTGATGAGTTGCGCAAGTATACTCGAATCCTTATCCGAAACCTCGACATCGTCATCGATAAGAACTACTACCCCACGCTAGAGACCAAGAACTCCAATATGCGCCACCGCCCGGTTGGATTGGGTGTTCAGGGATTAGCAGATGTCTTCGCCATGTTGCGCGTTCCGTGGACATCCGAGAAGGCAACACACCTCAATCGCGAGATCTTCGAGAATATCTATTATGCGGCAGTGGAGTCGAGTTGTGCGCGTGCAAAGGAGATGGCGTATGCGTTCTATGGAGAGGGAGACCGTGGTATCGTTGTATCGGGTGCCTACCCGACGTTCCCGAGAAGTCCCGCATCCGAAGGTAAGTTGCAGTTTGACCTCTGGGGACAGCAACCCACCGAGACACCTTACCTGGATTGGGTTGCTCTCAAGCAAAAGATGGCAACCGATGGTATTCGAAACAGTCTCTTGCTCGCTCCGATGCCGACTGCGTCTACCTCGCAGATTCTGGGGAACAATGAGTGTATCGAACCCTTCACCAGCAACCTCTATACTCGCCGTGTTCTTGCGGGTGAGTTTGTGGTCATCAACAAGTATCTCGTAGAAGACCTCATCAAGGCAAACTGTTGGACGAGTGATGTCCGAACGCAGATCGCACAGCGTGGGAGATTCCGATGAAGACAGTCATCAATCTTGCTGCCGACCGTGCTCCGTTTATTTGCCAGTCACAGAGTCTCAATCTCTTTGTCGCTGAACCCACCTATTCCAAGATTTCGTCCATGCACTTTTACGCATGGAAGAAAGGACTCAAGACGGGGTGCTATTATTTGCGAACCAAGGCAGTCGCCAAGGCCCAGCAGTTCACAGTCGAACCGCCTGCCTGCGTTTCTTGCTCGTCGTAAGATTTTTCTATCCGTCAATAGACAAACAAATGTCTACTCCTCAAGCTTCTGCCGTTGTTGCTCCCACCACCGAGGGTGGTAAGATGGATATGGCCAATGCCGCTGCCGTCACCAAGATGTCTGGCGGTGGTGTTGTGTTGACCCCCCTGCCGCTGGTCGGTGGTCGTCGCTCTCGCAAGATCTCCAAGAAGGTCTTGAAGCAGCTGAAGAAGATGGGTTCTCGTAAGGTGATGAAGATGCTCAAGAAGGGTGGTGCCGAGGAGATGATGACTGCCGAGCCCGCTGCCCCCGCCGAGGAGACTGGTGGTCGTCGCCGCAAGTCCCGCAAGACTCGCCGCGCGTCTCGCAAGTCTCGCCGCGGTTTCTTCTATTAAAGAGTTAGTGCAATCTCACTCACAAGCGTGAACAACTCATCCGCAAACCCATAATGGCATCCATTGGTCTCCATCTGTGGCGGTTTACGACTTGAGGTGTTCTTCTTATGAACCAAACTCACAATAACATCCTGGGGTGAAATCTCCCGACACATTTGTTCGCGACCGCGGATGAATGCGCCGCCTTCTGCAATCTGTTGGTCTGGAAACTTCCGGTCCTCCCAAAACGTCCGTGTGAATGCCATTGTTGCCTCCGACACACGATCCGCCATACCGAGTACATGCGGCGGTACATTCATAAAGGACTTCTTCTCGTGGATATCATAGCATGGGATGGTCGTCGAGAATACGCATTCTTTTTGCGGGGCAGCAAGAAGATACGCGACTCTGGTCAAGATACTGTTGTTGGGGTAGACATCGTCATCATCCAACATCACCAGAATATCGTGTGATGCCGACTGGATCGCCAAGTTTCGCTTCTCGCCAATCGTCATCGGAGTGTCCACCAATACATATTTAACATTGGGCATATCCGAAACCAAATCCTTAATCTGGTCCATACCATCATCCACAATCACCCACTCTATCTTGTCCTCGGGATAACCCTGTGCCACGATATTGAACTTGGCAAGTGGAATGAAGGCACGACGATCGCGTGTAATGGTAATGACGCTCACATTCGGCATATCCTCCTCCTTCGGGAACCTTGCCTGAAGAGAATAGTCAGGCAAGTCCGCAAGACTGTCCTTGATAACATCCTTTATGCGGTTGATAAACTCCGTGTGGCGCGCCTCATACTGCTCGCGCGACTTCTTGGACCAAGACTTGCGCTCCAAATACTTCGCAGTCATATAGTGCTTCAGTCCATCGACGATAGACCCCACATCTACATCTTCTAGGTTTCCCAGACACTGGGGGTGAGGCGTTACATTCGAGTTGGATACCCACACTGCTTCCTTTGTCAACTCACGGAAGGCATCAATGGGCGACAACATCAGAGCACATCCTGCAGACATTGCTTCGTTGACGGCATGACCGAATCCCTCTGCGGCAGACATACAGATACACAGTCCACACTCTTGGAGAAGTTCGTTGTATCTGTCTTCTGGCATCACCTCTCCGTGGAGGATAATCTTGGATTGTAAGTTCTCGGGTAGAGGAGGCAGTGTAATCGCCTGCGGAGAGTAGACGATATGGAGTTCAGGAAGCGTCTGGAAAAGACTGAGGTCATAACTTTGAATGCGCATATACGCTTGAATAATCGGTTTGGGGTTGCGCCAGATGTTCTTGCCCACAGGGACAATTGCCTTGTGGAAGTTCTTCTTCTCGGGCATTGCCTTGTCGATGGAGGTCCAACCAATGTAGATCACCTTGTCTGTCCACTGTTGGAATATCTTCTCTGCTTCATGCGTCTTCACCCAGATTTCATCCACCATCTTGGCATACGGTTCCCACGTTTGGTAGGTCCACTCCGCATTGGGAATCCAGATGTTCTTGCCCGCATACATGAAGAGGGAGGGATTGATAACCTCGATAAAGATATTCACCTCTGCCTCTGGACACTGCGGGTAATAATGAGGAACATGGCGAATTTCCACCTCATCGCCAAATCGATGGACAATCATTCCGTGGATGATGCGCATATCCTGCGACACACCTGTCGTCTTCGTCTTGTTTCCAATGATGTTGACCCTCATTTGCTAATGACGTAGGTTGCGTCTTGTAAACTTATTCCGCAGAGGAGGACGACGACATGTGTGAACGCGACCACGACACATGCGCTTCCACGACTCCTTGTCGCGAGGCGCGCAGGGATGAAAGGCAACTTGTCTGTCACGAAACCATTCTACGGGTCCAATAGCAGGTGTTTCAACGGACAAAGGTTTGCTATCGCGCTTCGTCTTCAGAAGATCGCAGACTTCCTTCATTTGCTTGGTTCCATATCCGTAGAGTTCATCACTGGGGTCTCTGCAGTATTGACGGTCGTCCATCACAAATCTCTCTCCGTCCCAGAGAACCGCATCAATGGGGCGGAAACCCTCCCAAGCAGGTTCCCAATAGAACCAGTGCTTTCCATAACTCAAAAAGAGATTGTCTTGGCACTGGATGAGACTCATTGCTTTGTCGTTAGGGAATTGTGTCTTGAAAACGGACGAGACTTTGTGAACAAATAGAAAGCATACAGAATGCACGTCGTTCACGATTTAACCCAGGACGTCCCTGAAGTGAAGCACCCCTACAACTTCCCGATTGACCCCTTTCAGAAACATGCGTTCCATGCGATTGCGAACGATGAGAACGTGTTGGTCACTGCCAAGACCGGTTCCGGCAAGACGCTGGTCGGTGAATACCAAATCTATCACTCGCTCAACAAGAAGAAGCGTGTCTTCTACACAACACCTATCAAGTCGCTGTCGAACCAAAAGTTCCACGACTTGAAGTCTGTCTACCCCAGTGTGGGCATCATGACGGGTGACATCAAGTTCTGTCCGCAAGCAGACATCGTCATTCTGACGACTGAAATCCTGCGAAACCTCCTCTACAAGCAGGGGTCTGTGACCGAAAACATCGGTATCACGGCAGACCTGTCTCTGAAGGATGTGGATGCGATTATCTTTGACGAGGTCCACTACATCAATGACCCTCATCGCGGAAATGTATGGGAGGAGTGTTTCATCTTGCTTCCTCCTTCCATTCATCTGGTCTTGCTGTCTGCCACACTCGACCGACCGGATATCTTCGCCAAGTGGTTGGGCAATCTCAAGCAGGTGCCAGTCCATGTGATTTCCACCGACTACCGCGTAGTTCCGCTCGTCCACAAGATCGGCAAGGATGTGCTGATGGATGAGAAGAATGTCTTTCATGACCGTGTCTACATGGAGTTTCTACAGAAGCAATCCGAAGAATACCTGGCACGCGACAGGCGCAAGGATGCTGTACGAAACCGCCAAGCAGGAGATGCTGCCATCACCAAAGAAGAGCGTTCGGGTTCGTTTATCCACCAGATGAACCAACACATCGCGATGCTGGAGCGCGAGAATCTCTTGCCGTGTCTCTTCTTCGTGTTCTCGCGCAAGAAGTGTATGGAGTATGCGAAGGATGTCACGCACAATCTCATCACCTCGTCCGATGGCGCAGCAATCCGGCACATTCTCTCCTTTCACCTCCATCGCTTCCCCGACCTCCAGAAACTGCCCCAGTACCACGAACTCGAACGCCTGCTCATGAAGGGAGTTGCCTACCACCACAGCGGTATGCTTCCTGTTCTCAAGGAGATTGTGGAAATCCTCTTCGGTCGTGGGTTTGTGAAGGTCCTCTTTGCGACAGAGACCTTTGCGGTGGGTATCAATATGCCGACCAAGACAGTGGTCTTCACATCCTTCCGAAAGTTTGACGATGAGTGCGACAGTCCTCGCATTCTTCGCACCGACGAGTATCTCCAGATGGCAGGTCGCGCTGGACGCAGAGGCAAGGATACGCTAGGTGTTGTCTATTACCTACCCGACGGACGACCTGACACCACAACAACGGTTCGTGCAATGATGACGGGTCGTCCAGCACAGGTGTCCTCGAAGATGAACTTTGGGTATGACTTTCTGTTGAAGGCACTTCATTCAGGACATCTCAAGTGGGAGAAGATCTTGAAGTCCTCCTACTGGTATGCGATGAACGAAACCTACGCAGCACAATTGGAGGCATCCAACATCAAACTCAATGAGAACATCCCCGAAGTGCATCCCGACTGTGAAGAACGGTACAAGTTGGAAATGGACCTCAAGTGTGGAAACCGCCAAGCACAATCCAAACTCGAGACATGGAAAAACAAGCATAACGGTCCTACATGGGACGCGCATTGGAAGACCTATCAATCGTGGAAACACACCCAGAGTTTGATTGCTGCGAACAACTACAACATCCAGGAACTGCGTGCGATTCCGCCGGTCCTTCAACAGCGATTGGACTATCTCGAACGCACTGGGTTCCTGAAGGACGGACAACTCACACAACTCGGTCACATGGCAGCGGAAATCAACGAAGGTCACTCTCTTGTGATGGCAAAGGCATTCCACGACAAGGTTCTTCACGGTCGTCCGCCACACGAACTGGTCGCGATCTTGGCATCGTTTCTAGACGAGCAGAGCAAGGTTGGACTGCCTCTAGAAGCACTGGCGCCCATCTACCGAGAGTTGAAGGGCAAGGAGATTGAAAAAAGTCCAGAGACCTACTGGAGGTCGTATGATATGTGGTGCGACCCTATCTACGATTGGCTACAGGGAGATGACTTTGGAGGCATCTGTGAAACCTACGGGGTGGACGCAGGAAGTTTCGCACGCGCAATTCTCAAGGTGTCCAATATCGTTGACGAGTGGATTAACCTCGCAACATACTCGGAAGACTTGGAGACCCTGGCGGTGTGCAAGGACCTTCGTCAGACGCTCGTGCGAGGTCTGGTTGTTCCAGATAGTCTCTACTTGCGCGCATAACCATTCGCTTCTTCCAGGTGGGTTGGTTCATATCGAGGTAATACTCTATTTTTAATCGTGTGCCATTCGCATACTCACGAGCAGGTAGACTGACCACACGTTTCCATTCACAAACCCACACCTTCGTCTTCGAGTTGACAGTTTCCAGAACAATCCCTGTCACCGGAGCAGGGTAACGCAGTTGGTCCAAGAAGAACAAATCACGGTCGTGCTTTTTTGCATTCTTGTTGACTTGGTTGAGATAGTCGATATCCACGCCAGGATTCTCACCAAAGAGGACCATTTGATTGTAGGTGTCTGCCCAACGGCGGATAGGTGAGGTCATATGTGTGTAGGCAATCATACCCAATCCATAGTGCGGTTCACGGTGCTCAATGTCCGTGTAGACGGCAGCGTTTTCTGCGAGACGCTTTGCTTCGGGGCAATACGATTCGTAGCGTTCAAGTTTCTCGCGGTCGGGTTCCTTGTGTGACCGCAGAAGACCCATGCCTCGCTTGACAAGTTCCATTGCCATGTGCATGTTGTAGTAGGTCATACATGCTTCAATCCACACATGCGGGTCATTTGGTAGAACACGCCCAACACAATGTTCAGACCAAAGTTTGAGTTCGTGAAGTTCCGAGGCAGTGTCGTAGGTGTAACTTTCAGTCACGCGCACAATCGAGCGCACGACCTTCGTTCGTTGACCGGGTTCGATAATTAAGGACACCCCAAATCGGTCGGCATCGGGGAGCAACGAGAAGAGACCTTCCGAAAGGGCAAGTGGGAACATAGGACGAACAGCGTGTCCATTGTCGTAGAGGGTCTGTCCGTTCAGCGCAAACCCTTGTAGAGATGGGTTCTTGGCAACCCAGGCACCCACATCGGCAATCGTAATCACAAACTTCCCATTCCAGAAGGTCATACAATCGTCCACATCCTTGCACCCCGGTGGGTCTATGTGGAGTGTACGAAATCCGCGCAAGTCCAGACGACCCTCTTCGGAAGGAGGCAACAGGTCTGTGATATTGATTTTGGGTTGGCGATGGGGTTGGTAGGTCCAGTGAATTGCCTCGCGTTCCGCATCCCAATCGCCACAGTTTCCGACAATACGCAGCAGGTTCGCGCGTGGGATTTCCTGCGCCATATCCATCGGTTCGACAAGCGCAAGAACGTTTGTCCCCGTGCTCTGTCTGGAACACCCAGCAATGTAGATGGGTTGTTTCGTGCTGAAGGGGCGGAAGAGATACATCGGCACGTTACGAGATGTCATACCGTAACGGGTCTTGTTGGTCAAGTGAAGAACACCAGCAATCATTTTGATTCGATAGATTTTACACGAATATCTTTCGTTTTCAAGTACGATGTTCTTGATTCAAATACATCGTTTGTAATTTTGTCTGCATATTGATTGTTATCTCTACGAACATGACGAATGCCAATGAATTCGAAGTTCTTTAGAAGGGTTGTGATATCTTTATGCAATTGTTTCAATCCTTCATTTTTTAGTTTCCATTTGCCTTGTATTTGAAAGATAACTAGTTGCGAATCTCCTTCGATCAACAGATGTTTGACTTCTAGGTCAACTGCACTTTTAATTCCTATTAGAAGTCCAGTATATTCTGCTTGGTTGTTTGTGGCGAATTCTATAAATTCACCTCGTTCGAAAACAACCTTTCTATCATTTGGAGAAAACATCACTGCTCCTCCACTGGATACTCCTGGATTTGGATTAGAAAGTCCATCAAATTGAAGTAAGTAACATGCATCTTCTTCTGTATTGTGTGAACCCTTGATGATAGAATAACCACTTTTGGTTGTTTTATTCCCCATCATTGTTGAAAACGCATCCATAATGATTAACTACCGTTTGCTCCTATATTGGTTTTTTAGAAGAAGGACTTGAGTTCACCCGTGCGGGTTCCATAAATCTTCACATCCACTGGATTGGCGATGGGGGCAGGGAAATCGAGAATGTCCTTGCGGTAGTAGCGGTATGCCTCTACTTCCACAGCGATACGATTGGCTGCAAAGTTCACCACGCGCTTGTTGAGTTCGTCCAGTTCTTCTGCGATACGGCGAGGGTTGTTCTCCGCATACTGGAGGTAGTAACTGCGCATAATCAACTTCAGGTCATCGTCGCTCTGGCGATCGATGTTCGCGCCGACCATCCCACGAACGGTGTTCTGGATTTCCTGTTGAAGAGTATCCATATTCCCCTGACTGAAGAAGAGAGTGTTCAGCGGGGTCTCCGTGTGGCGGTAGTTGATTTGCTCTGCGACACGCTCGGGAACAAGGTAGGGTTCCGGGGCATAGAGAACTGCAGGAGGAATAGACAACTTGGTCTCCTGGTCGCTCAGAGGCAAACGACCCGTATGCTTGGGCGCATTCGGAATCGCAGTCTCGGTATAAAACTGTGCCAGACTTGACACATTGTAGTTTGCGAGTGACGCCATTTGTGAACTTACAAGACGATATTTCCACCAATGGCACCCGTATCAGGAAGCAGGCATTCCAGTTCAAGCGTGTAGACAGGTTGCAAACTGGTGTTCAAAAAAGGGAGATTGGACCCCACCAACACTTCAGGTTCCAGAACATTTGAAGTCCCAGCATCAATGGATTGCGGATAGGTTGGTGTTGCTGACCCATCGGGTCCAATTGTGACAAAGTTCGGAATGAGGAACCCATTGTACGAGGATACATACGGTGTTGTACGACCAGATGATGCGTCACGTGGCACATAGATACCATTTGAGTCTTGGACGTAATCCAACAATTCAAGAACAGGGAAGGTTGCCGCGGAAGCAGCACTGATGAACGTTTTCTTCTGAGCGTTCAACACATTGAGAATGGGAGACTTCAACATATCTACAACCGTATTGGAATAGAGAATGATACGGTCTCCGACACGCAACTCATTCTCGCTGAAATATTGAAAGGACCCCGTAAAACACTTAAGATACATGCCATTTCCAGTTGCCTGAATCAAGGAAAGTGTGAGGTTGTCATTCTGTGCGAAGTTGGAACCAACGGGGTCTGCCACCGTAATCGCAAGTTTCTGAAGATTGGTCAAGGGACTTTGTAGACGCAGTGCTTCTTGTCCCCACGGTTCATAATCGTATTGTTGGACACCCACAGAAATCTGGAAATCTGTCTGACTTCTTTGCTTCTGCGTCATCACGGAGAACGACCTACGCATGGGTTCGTTGCCACCCACATACTGTCCAAAGTACTCGTTGAGATAGAGCAGCAAATAGGGATAGGTACTGAAGGTAGAATACGGTTTGCCTACGAGATTGCTCTGAATAGCCTGCGATGTCGCATAATCAGGACTGTTGCTTGAGGGGTCAATCGGAATGTTCAAAAACTGACGTTGGGGCAGAACGGCCCGCACAAGACGAAGAGACTGAACATTGCAAGGTGTGAAGACACTCCCAAACCCAGAACCCGATGGTTGAATGAGGTATCCCGTATCAAAGGCAAGAAAGTTGCCTCTCGTCAAACTCGAGTTGTAGGCAGGATAGGAGACATTGGATGTTGACCCCGCAAGAGCAGCAGGAAGTGTCCATCCCTGTACGTTGGGGATGCCCGGAATTGGGGCAGGCAACAGGGACTGCTCCACCGCAAAGGTTGGAACAAAGGGGTTGTTGGTATACACAGGTGGGTTGGATGGAGACAGTGCCTGAGTTCCAAACGAATAGGTCAAGTTTGTATACGGATTGGGTTGACGAACCCAGTCGCGCTGAGACGCATCAATGATGACATACCGTTTAGCAGCAGTTGTGCTCGGAGTCGCTTGGACAATGCTGGGGTCTGATCGCGAACCTTCAGGGATATCCGTGTAATCGGCAGGGTCCACTTCGGGGATGTTGGTAGGACGCGTCCCATTGAAAGGTTCAATCGTCCTATTGAAAAAACGTGATGTATGCAAGACCTGGCGAGGGTCATAGGAATAGTTGTTCCGAGCGTTTGCCTGTTCGGCCATCATGATGCGTCGGTAATCGTCCATACCTCTCTTACTTATACTTGTTGTAAATCGCCTAACCACAACTGACTCGCAGTGATTCCTTGAAGTTCCTGGATCTCCTTGCGCAAACTCTCCAACTTCATACGGTGCTTGAGGATAGACTCGGCAGTAAAGGTCGAGACAGGCAACTTGAGGATGTATTCGTAGTTGTCCTCAATCTTGTCATACTTGTGTGTCTGTAGGATTCCATCACACTCGCCACGAGGTTTGCGGCGGAGGTCGACCTTCGGATTGTCGGAGATTTGGTCTTCGATGAACCGCATCACATTGGTGTGGAAGGGCAACTCGTTCTGAAGGTCGCGGATCTGCTGCTGACGACGCGTCTCGTAAAGTCCCAACCGAACCTCTGCGTATTCCTTGAGAATGTCATTGACTCGGTCATATTTGGTGATGACGCCCCTCGCATTGAAGGCATGCATGTTTGTCTTCTTCGCTTGGAAGGTGAGCGACTTCTGAAGCACTGTCTCATCAATACCCTTGATGATGATATGGACATCCTTGTCTGTAGAGATGTCGGTGAAGTCCTTGATACGACCTTCTGCCAGTTCCTTCTCCAACCAAGTGCGGTAGTCTGCCGTCCAGGTTCCGGGCGGAAGTTCGGTCACAATCACTTCATCCTTTACCTTCTTCCAAACACCTGTCGCAGTGTCTCCCGCAATGGTTCCTTTGAACCCCTCAAAGTAGATGGGCAACTCTTCGTCGAGCGCAGACTGTTCACCCTTCAACCAGCGGATGAGCATGGACTTGAGTGTCTTCGGATTGCAAGGCGGGATGTAGGTTGAAT